GGGTTGTACCCATCTTGATCAACCACACGCTCGACATCTACTTCGTCTCGACCTGTTGGCTCGTTGATGGTGATCTCTGTCACCTCTGTGCCATCTTCTAACTTCTTTTTTGTTCCAAAAGGATAGAGTCTACTTAGCTCTTCTTTTTGCTTGCCGTATACTACTTTTTGATTTGTTGCCATTAGTTACCTACTCCCACATTTGCATTAAAAGTGGCAAATTTATTATCTCCACCACCAAAAGAGAGCCAAGCGGGTTGACGCATATACTTGACCGCCTGAGCACCTGCTACCTGCTCGTCCCAATAGTCTACTCGACCCTCAAACTCTCTATCTGCAAACTCACCCTCTTTGAGTGTTGTCCCCATTTTATGCATCTGCATCTTGATGGTAATGGTGATCTTTTTATCAATCCCACCCTCTCTAAGGTTGCCTCTAAGAAGAAAAGCGTTTCCTGCTTCGATATGTGCAATATCGCCTGCTCGTAGATTGTGTAGAGGTACAGTCACTTTGGGAGATTTTACAATCCCTGTACTCTCTTCATTTACTACCAAAAATTCCCAATCGGGCATCTTGACTTCGCCCGTTTCGCCAAAGGTATTGCGACCATCGATCACGAGTGCAAGACCCGTGAGTACCTGACCGCTAGAGCCTAATCCACTATCTTTTTGCATTACCCTCTAGCCTCCTCTAAGATTTCGTTATAAAATTCATCTGTACTAAACGGATGAATAGTGATAGAGCGTACGCCCACGCTGTTACTAGCTTTGTAGCTTAGATGAAGCTCTCCACGCCCGATAGTCTCGGGTGTGTTCTCTTCGCTGATCCACACATCAAACCCAATCAAGGCCCCGTGGTTTTTGGCTTCATTGAGAAATGATGCGATTGACTCTTTTGCAAAATCAATCACATCTTGAATCGGTCGGTGCTTGTACTTTTTGAGATTTTTAACCAATCTCAAATTGATACCATCGAACGCCCTGATGTACTCTAGTTTGTTTTTGCGTTGGTCATCAAGCGGTGTTTCAAAGTTGTAGAGTTTATCTCCATCGTCGTTGATCACCAGCGTTGCACCACGGTCTACTAGATTATTGACGGCACACGCTTTGCCCTCGATATAATCCATCTTGACCAAACAACGCCCTGCATTAAATACCTCTCGGTTAGCATGGTCGAAACAAAACCCAAAGTCACCCAACTTTGCATCCCATTTTGCAATGTGTGCGGCCACCATGGCGGAGTAGGGCTTGTTGATCTCCATATCTTTAAAGGTACTGTAGACTTTTCGGACAAAAGGGAAGACCAACGAACGCTCTAAGCCCAACTGCTCAATGGCAACCTGAGCCTCATTTACGCTATTTTGGTTAAGGTCTACGATAGAGACACACTCCAATAGATGCGACATAGAGTTAATCTTATCCAGTACAGTCACATCTCCACTAAACCAACCTGCCACGATAACATCTACTCTCTGAGCGTAGTTTGTACGCACGTATCGTAAGTTATCAATTGCCTCAATCACGGCTGTTTTGATCTCTGCTGAGTCGTAAAATGTAGAGGCGGTAAGCTCTGTTTGCTCATGCGTAATCTCTACTAAAGAGATAAGTACGGGAGTCAATACGTTTTGTGCCTTGATATCATACAAATCTTCTCTAATCGTACCGCCTACACTCTCAAAAACATCTAACGCCTCATCGGCTGTCGAATAAAGCAATGTATTATCTTTTGTTGCCAAAATAGCCTTGGTCTCAGCATCCAAGCTACTCACCACGGCACTACCCACAAGTGCAATAGTAGTATTACTATCCACCCGTGCAATAGATACACCTAGATGCTCTAATGGAGCAACTTTAATTCCCTGTGCCATGCACCTCTCCTTTAATCATTGCAGGCTGTAAATCCCCACAACTTACCACGACCAAAGTCATGGCAAGAATAAAAACAATCACATATTTTTTCATAATGTACCCTCCTGTATTATCAGCACCTGCTTGGTGCTGTGTTGTTGGCGTGACCCTACAGAGTCATGCACCGCTACGACTCTAAGGTCGCTTTGATCTCTTCGATTGTGATATCGATCTTAAACTCTCTTACTTTGGCTACTAGAAGATAAAATCTCTCATAATTGCCTGCTTCGATGAGCTTGGATAGCACTCTACGCACCGCTACCATCTTGGTGGTAGCATCTTTGTAGATGGGTTCTGCCATTGCAAAGGCTCGAACAGAGGCATCAAACTCAGCTTGGGCAGTTGTGCCGTTAACAATTGCTTCATTTGCGAAATAATCCACATCCCCACTCTTAACCGCCTCTTGTTTCTCTTTGTACTCAGCAACCTGAGCTTGTGAGAGCTTTTGCCCTGCAATCGCCTCTTGGGCTTTGTATCGCATCATATCGTAGAGAGAGTTGAGCGTAGTATACGCCTCAGCCTCGTTATACTCAGCCTCCATCTTGATAAGCTCAGCTTCAACTTTTTGCTGATCTGCTACGCTTACATCTTTTGGCACGCCATTGATATAGATACCTGCACCGCCTACACGCTTAAGAGCGTTGTTGAGGTGTTCTTGTTTGTCGAATTCTTCTCTCATATTTTCTCTCCTAGATAAGTAAGCTTCACATTAGTTGTTGTTGGGTAAGAAGTTTTTATACTTAGCTCACCAAAAATCTTAATAAACAATTCAGTCCCCTCTTCGATATATACAACACTGCTCCTTGTATTTGTCACAATGTTGCCTGAAACCATTTTGCTAAGCGTAAATACACTCCCCTTAACTTCCTCAACTGTCAGTGTCGGATTTTCATATCTAGCTTTATTGTATACTCCAAAATTCCAAGAGGAACCTGCCAAGCAAGACCCAATAAAATAATGTTCTAATAGATATAAGCCACTTTTTTTAACGATTACACCGTGTGCACCACTCTCAACTCCGCCATTCTCAAAATAATCTGTATTTTTAATCTTTTGATTATTAATACCAATCCCGATATTATCTTCTGAAGCACCTAGCACCTCGTCACCCAATCCGCGATAGAATGTCTCGGTCACTATTTTTCTACGACTATTAATTTTTGCCAAAAGCTCACTAGTATCACCTGCCAATTTTTCAAAATCGACCATCATTACTCCTTACAATATTGCGTTGCCAAGATTGACAACGACTTGGTGCAGTCTTGCACCATGTTCTAATTTATACTGCTCAAACTCACTCTCAAGCACCCAATTACCGCTCTTAAATACCACCTCTCCAGCTTCGCCGTTTATGGGTGTTTTGATAGTTACAACCATCCCAAATCCTGCGATAGGTTGGAATTTTGAGCCAAATACAGAGACCACCACCACTTCATCATTATCCGTGATAAGAGCGATAGCGTAGAGATACTCTCTAAAATCCTCCGCATGGGGAATAAATACTTCAAAACTCAAAACCCCATTGGCATCATAATAGCTTCGGCTGATCTCCTCTGTATAGAAGATATTAGCCTCAATATCTGCGTAGCTACACGATGCAGTGTCTAGCTTGGTATCTAGCTCTGCATTCTCTGCGATAGCACTACCTACAAGAGCAAATTTTGATACCTGAGACTTTAGCTCACTCTCCAATATCCCAACCCCCGTTGAGGTGGGAATAGAGTTTATAACTGCCATGATAGACCTCCCGTAATATTAATTTGAGCCTCACTACTAGGCTGTTTTTGTTCAATAATCATCTCAATCTTCATACCTCCTTGTATTGTAATTTGTGATTTGGTTTGTATGGGCATAGGCTTAATATCAAGCTCTCCCACTGCACCTGCCAACATCTCTACATCTGCACGGCTTGTAAAGTCGGGCTTAATATCAAGCTCACCCACTGCACCTGCACGTATCTCTACATTAGCAGGAGTAGGGTCGTGTTGGATATTGACATGGTAGAGGTGTTGTGATACCCGTTTACTTTTGCGAATAAGATGCAGTGCCTTATATGTAAGCGTTTGCGTGTAGATCATATCTTGGAGAGATAGATTAATATCAAAATATCCGTGTGGTATATCACCCTCAAACCACTCTATTACTGCAATATCGTCATAAAGAGGCTCTAGCGACCGCTCTACGGCGTATGCTGTGCCTTTGTAGCGGTGTATCTCATAAGCGTTTGCGATTAATTTTCGTGATTGTGACTCATCGAGTCCCGAAATATCCACGCCCTCTGATATCGCCAAGTGTGGCAAAAGCGTGACTGCACAGGTACGTGGATCAACGGTCAAATCTGAGTAGTCTTGACGTGACTGAGCAGCTAAAAAGAGAGCCAATTCTTGATTGTGTGTATCTTGATTAGATGGTAAAAGGTTCACCGCTCACCTCCTCAAAATCTAGCTCAATATCGACTATCTCAATAATCTCACGATTGCTAATAATATAGTCTCTTAGGTTCTCCACCTCTACTTTATAGACTCCACCCACGTGCATTTTGCGTACAATAGCACTCTTGGGGAGGTCTTGACCGATATAAAAAGAGTTGGTAAAGTTGTCTAATATTTCATTTTGAATATCATTTGCTTTTTGCATATCAAAAAGAAATACTTTTGCTTTTATAGATACATTTATCTTGGTAGCACCGTATACGTTTATGAGGTCATTAAGTGGTCGCACGCTCTTGGGAGATAGTGCTTCATAGACTCTATCGATCATCACTTGGTCTACTTCGTGATCAAAGGATGCTAGTACAATATCTACATTTAGCACCTCTTTTTCATCATCTGCAAGTATCTCTACATCATCAATTCGGGCATCGGAGCTAATAGCATAATACTTATAACTATCCTCTCCCCCTGCCGTGGAGTACTTCGCCCAAGAGCTTATCACTCTGAGTCTATAAATATCATCACTCTCAATCTCTGTACCGTTTGCAAAATCTTCCAATTGCTTGACATCTACCACGTAGGGTAGGGTAGTGACTAGATTTTGGGTTTTGATAGTAGTAGTATCGATGTAGGCATCAAACTCCACTTTAGTATCTACGTATAGCTCACCTGCATCAATCACGGCTTCGCTCATGATATAAGCGGTGTGTTTGGTAGTCTCATCATTGAGTACTGCACGAGCAGGTATCTCGATAGGATAGTCTCGTGGCTCTTCTAAAGAGAAGCGAAAGAGTGCGTAGGGCTTAGAACCCTCCAAGCGTTTCACGCCCTTATTAAGCCCCAACAAATCAAGATTTTTACCCGTTGAGTGAGTAAGCAAAAGTTGCTTGACTGTCTCGTTTTTATCAGCACGATTATGCATCTGTCTAAGCGTTAGAACCCGTAACTTTTTCATATAAGTATCTGCTTCAAGCGGTAGCCAATTATCACCCAATACCCTTTTGGCTAACTTCACGTTATCTTCTAGCAATGTATCAAAGAGAGGAATATCCTCTAAAAGAGGAGCTTCAAGCGTGTTGATTTGGTGTTTGAGTTCATCATACATTTAGAGACCCCTCGATTTTAAAAGTGTCTAATATCACCTCAAAACCAATCACACCGATAGAAGCTTGGCTCTCATCTAGTATCGTCTCTTTGTGCTTTAATCGTGGGTCAAATGCACAGGCATCTTTGAAGCAACGCTTGGCATCTAGTAGCCACTCGACACTATAAGGTCTATGCTTGAGCAAGGGTAGGGTAGTGCCGTAATCTTTGTGTGCTATAAGCGTACCCTTTAGCGTGGTAAGTGCATCCATAAAGCTACCCTCTGGACTAATAGCATAACCATCGATTGGCTCACTAAAGCTCTCTACACTAGATACAGTTACAAAATCCTCTAGCATCCGATGCACCCTTTTTTGGCGATCAAAGGAGCATCAAGCTCAAACTTTTCAGCCTTCATCTTGATAGTGCCACCCGTGTCGATCTCGATATCTCCGTTGGTAATATCAAGAGTGATAAACCCCTTTTTGAAAGTTATCACTACCTTATCATCGCACGCCTTTTCGTCTACCTCTGCTTTTTTGAAAGAGAGATTTGCAGAGACATATCCATCACGATGCTTACCCACGCTACTCACTACCACCTGATCACCAATTTGTAGTGGTACTGTAATGGTAAAGTTATGCTTCACACTCGCAACAGTGGCGACGGGCATCCAACCGCTTAGCCTACCATCGATATTGACACGGGCTTCATAGATGCGTTTGCCTTGCTCATCTTCATAGCGAATCTTCTCTACGATTCCATACTGCTCACTTGAAATATCTTTGTGTAAGTTATAATTCATTTTGCTACCTTTTTGATAGCTTTGATGCGGTTGGCATTGATGTACCACGCACGAAAGAGAGACTTTAGATACTTCGTAGCGTTTTGCTCACCGCTCATTATCACTACACCTTTGAGCATCTTGGCATCGGGTGCAGGTGCAACCTGCAAAAGGGCAGAGGGTATACGTTGCTTTATACGCTTGGTTACTACCTCAATCTCTTTTTTTGGTGGTGTGAGTGTGCAGCTCTTATTGCAGCTCGTCAGCATAACGGATAAAATCGCCAAGATTAGCAA